ACGGTAGAGCGGGAAATGTCCATTTGCGCGGCACACTGCTCGTGGGTTTGCTGCTCCAGGTCAACCAGCCGCATGACCTCGTACTCGTCCAGCGTCAGCAGGATCGGCTCTCTATCCCCACATCCGTCGGGACAGAATGTATCGACTTGCGGCGCACCACAAATCCGTCGGCACCGTGGCGGTCTTGGCATGGACGCTTTCCTCCTTTTGTTTTCGGTATATACCGATTATACAACGTGATTAGAGAATTGTCAATAAGAAGTGAGCGTTTTACCACCCTGGAATTTGAAGGTCATTCGTCCGTCGGCGTGAACGGTCACTGTGTCAATGACTGTCAACCAGAGCTTTTCGTCAAACTCGGTGAGGGCATCCAATTCCTGCACCTCGAACATAAATGCTCCGATGGCTTCTGCTTGGGCTTCCCGTGCCGCCTTTGTGGCGCGGAGCTGCTCAAGCTGTGCCTTGGCTTTTTCATACCGCTCTACAAATCCATTGTACCGGGCGGCGTATTCATTCTGGTTCTGCGCCGTCTGTGAATTCTCTGCGATGCAGCGTTTTGTCAGCTCGGCCACCACATCGATCTCCTCAAGCAGGCTCTCGATCTCTGCATCAATGCCCGTGCAGTCTGTCAGCGTGGTTTGCATCAGACGGCAGTCCTCAAGGATGTTGTCCTTGCTGTCGATAATGGCGTTGATAGCAGCAACAAACCGTGCTTTGATGGTTTCCTCGTCCAGATGCGGCGTTTCGCATTTGTGCTCACCCTTAAATTTGCCGTTGCATTGCCAGATGACCCTGCGGTATTTTGAGGTTGAGTTCCAGACTTTTGAGCCAAAGTAGGAACCGCAGTCCCCGCAGACGATGCGGGAGGAGAAAATGCTCTTTCCGCTGTACTGGCGGCTTATTCGCTTGCGCCGAGCAAGTTCCGTCTGAACTTTGTCGAACTCTTCCGGCGTAATGATTGGCTCATGGCTGTGTTCCACATAATACTGCGGCACCTCGCCCTCGTTGACCTTCCTCTTTTTCGTGAGGAAATCGACTGTAAAGCATTTTTGCAGGAGTGCAGCGCCCTTGTACTTCTCATTTTGGAGGATGCTTTCCACTGTACTGGTCTGCCAGCGTTGTTTTCCCGATGGAGTCGGAATTCCATCCGCTGTCAGCTCCTTTGCAATAGCTCCCGGCGTCAGCCCCTCCATGAATCGAGTATAGATTCGGCGGACAATGACCGCCTCCTCCGGCACAACTTCTGGAAAACCGTCTGCGCCTTTGCGATAACCAAGGAAGTTCTTATAAGGCAGGTTGACCTTGCCATCGGCGAAACGCTTTCTTTGTCCCCAGGTCACATTCTCGGAAATGGAGCGGCTTTCCTCCTGGGCAAGACTGGACATGATGGTAAGCAGCAGTTCTCCTTTGCCGTCAAAGGTGTAAATGTTCTCTTTTTCAAAGTAGACCTGAACACCTTTTTCCTTGAGTTTTCGAATCGTGACCAGGCTGTCGACCGTATTTCTGGCGAATCGACTAACTGACTTTGTGACGATAAGGTCGATTTTTCCCGCAAGGGCATCCTCTATCATCTCGTTAAAGCCTGCACGGCGTTTGGTATTTGTCCCGGAAATGCCTTCATCGGTATAGACCTTTACAAAAGTCCATTCTGGGTTTCGCTGGATGTACTGTGTGTAGTAGTCGATTTGAGCTTCGTAGCTGGTAAACTGCTCATCGCTGTCCGTGGACACACGGGCGTAGGCGGCAACTCGTAGTTTGTAAAGCTGTGTGTTGGTTAGATGGGTCATAGGGGTGATGGACGGTGGTATCACCGTAACCGTCCGAGCCGCAGTGTTCATGATTTTTGCCTCCTTCTGGCCAGCGACTGTTGCCGAGCCTTTTCTTTCATTTCCGGTGTCCAGCTTTCAGCCCTGGAACGGTCTGCCCAGGTTCGTGTGACCACTGTGCCGCCAAAAAAATGAAAGTGCAATGTGTTGCCGTCATCAGCGATAATTTTTTCAATGCTGCAAGGGTCATCTGTGACCTGCCGCACCAATTCGTCAAGGGTGGCTTCCGGTATCTGCTTGGAAGCGCAGTACTTTTTCCCTTTGGTGTTGAGCGTGGCGCAAATCCAAACGATCCGTGCTGCCGTCGTTTTTCTGCGGAAGTTCTTCCCACATTTTGCACACTGAATTCGACCAGTATAAAAGAAGGATGGCTGTGCGGGAGGTTTTGAACAGTGCCTCTCGGCTCTCCGAATAATCTCTTCCTGCGCTGCCTTCCACTCAGCCAAAGGAATTATGGCCTCATGAGTTCCTACGGCATGGTACATTGCCTTTTGGCCAACATTGGGGACCATTTTCTTTGTGATGTGGCTTTCACAGAAGAACCTTTGCAAGAGCAGATTACCTGTGTAAGCGTAATTCCGCAGAATTTTAGCTATCGTCTGTGGATGCCATTCCTCACCATACCTAGTGGGCTGAATCCCCTCCTCGTTCAGTCTTGCTGCAATGCGGTTTCGCCCCATGCCGTCGAGAAATTCCCGGTAAATGCGGCGCACAAGCTCGGCCTCCTCCGGAATGATACAGTATTTTCCCTCCTGCATTCGGTAGCCAAGCATCCGGCCGTTCCAAGGAATACCCGCTTCAAAGTTTCTTTTAACACGCCATTTCTGGTTCTCACTGACAGAGCGGCTTTCTTCCTGGGCATAGGAAGCCAGAATGGTGAGCATCAATTCACCGTCCGCACTCATGGTGCGGATATTCTGCTCTTCGAAGAACACATCGATGCCCAGGTTCTTCAGCTCCCGGACGGTTTCCAAAAGCGTGACGGTGTTGCGGGCAAAGCGTGAAATGCTTTTTGTAATGACCATATCAATTTTTCCTGCACGGCAGTCCGTCAGCATCTGCTGAAAGCCTTCCCGATCGCTCTTTGTACCGGTCAGTGCTTCGTCGCTGTAAACACCGCAATAGACCCAACCAATGTGAGACTGGATCATTTCGCTGTAGTGGCTGACCTGGGCAGAAAGCGAATGGAGCATGGCATCCTTTCCGGAAGAAACACGAGTGTAGGCGCATACTTTCAACGCCTGGGGTTGCATGATTTTCGGGAAATCGACCCGTTTTATAATTCTATCCATGGGTTCACCTCCTTGCGTGTGTCACATATTACCTCTAAACACCCCAGTTATCCAGTGATTTCAGCGGAATATACTACACGAAGATACCCCATATTTCTTGGCGATTGTGGCGTCTATTTTTGCGTACTCTTTCCCGGTGATGATGCCCTGGGACAGCATTTGCCGAGCCATTACCATCGCTGTTTGATAGTTCCAAAGTCTCTCTTCATATTCGCTCATTTGCAAGCCTCCTTTCGACGATACTGTGTATAGCACAAGCGGGAGCAGAAAGTACGACGATTGTTTCCGTAGCTCTCAAACTCCTCGCCGCAGTTCTTGCACACCAGCTTGTAATAAGCCTTGCGGTTCACTTTTTCGGGGTGAGCATTCCACCACGCCATACGGCAGGCATCCGAGCAGAAATACCGTTTTCGGCGATGTGGTGTCTGCTCTAGTTGCTTCAAACAGTTTCGGCAGAGTCCTTGTTGCTCGGCAATATCCTCATATCGGACGGGATGCCTAGTACAAAAGGATTTCACTGTGTTCAGCGGCAGTCCGGTTAGAGTGGATATTTTCTTGTATCCGTAGCCCTGGTGTTGGAGTTCCACGACTCGGTTTCGTTCCATTTCCGTCATAGTAGTGCCTCATTTCTGAGAAATAGCGTTTCTCGCTATACCCAGAGAAAAGGCACTTTTGTCAGGGTAAAATGGGGAAAAAAATAACGCCCTCCACGGAATGATCCGCAGAGAGCGTTGATAGGTTCGGTTTACTTATTCGGGATCTTCAGCTTCATACCGCTGTAAATGACATTGCTTTTCAGTCCGTTCAGACTGACAATCTCCTTGTAGCGGCTGCCGTTGCCGAGATACTTCTTGGCAATCGCCCAGAGGGTGTCACCATGCGCCACGGTGTGGATGCGGTAGTCCTCGGCAGGTTTCGTGCCTGCCACGGCAAGTGCAGAGGTCTTGACCGGTGACATGATGGCGTACTTACCGGACTCATCTTTGTTGATGACCGCACGGTCACCGCTGACCTCGACCACATACCAGCGGAGCTTCTTCACCCAGCCAGGGATGGCTTTGCCGTTGTAGTATGTGCTGCCCGTGATAGTCACGAGGTCGCCGGCCTTGATACCTACAGGTGTGGGCTTGACTGGGTCGGCAGGCTTTACATCACCGCCGAGAGCTGCCGTGACCTTGAATGCCAGATTGCCCATACGGGCATACATCCAGTTGCCGGGACAGCTCTTGTTCGCAAACCATCTGTGGACGGTCAGCACCATCTCGTCAGATTTCGGGGTGTAGTTCAGCGTCTTGGCCTTATCGCCCAGCCAGAGCAGCTTGGTTTTGCCGTTGCGCCTGCAGATATCGGTGCAAAGCTCGACGAGTCTCTTGTACACCACATCTTTGAAAGCGTAAGGCTCGGCGTTGTCGCTGGCACACTCGATGGTGATAGCTCTCTGGTCGTTGGCTGCGGAGGAGGAGCACCAGGAGCGGTTTTTCTCTTCCACATACATCCCGACACGACCGTCCACTCCGATGCCGTAGTTGCTGCTTGCCTGCCGTGAGGTCGGCAAAAAGATGTTGCCCAGCGTTTCCACACTGCACTGACCCACCACGCAGTGCGGTGTGATGCGGTCAATGCTGTGGGTGCGCTGC